TCTGACGCGGAAATTTGCGCGCCCGTAAAGATCAGACTGCACATGCAGAGGTGTGGCGTTGTTCTGCACACTGACTGCGACTTGGTTCGGAATGAACCCACCGCCATGGTTGATACTGGCGAAACCATTTGCGTCAGTCGTTACGATGGCGACAAACCTGTCAATGGCGCCAGGGTTATCGCCCACGCGGTTGCGCGCATCTGTCGGACCGAAATAAATCTTGCCCTGCACGGTGTCGACATTGTTGTTGGTGATCGACCATTTGTAGCCATTGCCATCGGCCACGTAGATCTGATAACGCTGCAGGTCAGCGAAGGTCATCCCAGGTCCGCTGCGCACGCCCATGATTGTGCCGTTGGAAATGTTCGGCCCAACGTAAACGCCGTCATACGAACCCACACCTGCCTGCGAGTTACCAGCTACAACCCCGCCAATTTGCTGGAAGTTGCGCACATCACCATTGAGCGAAATGCCGTTGCCGGTGTTGTTCACTGCCGTGAAGTTCAGCAAGAACAGGCCGTCAACTTCGCCACCAGTGGCTTGAATCAGCAGGCCGGTGCCGTTGGTAGCTCCCCAGCAGTCAGTCATCCGAATGTTTCGAATCGCACCGTTGCCGTAAGTGATGAAGTGCCAGCCACTATCAGAGCAGGTGTCGCATGCGATGTTACCGACAAAAAAGTTCGTGATAGTGTCGTTGCCAGACGGCTCCAACAGCACACCGTTTGCGCAGTGGATGTAATCGCAGTTGTTCATCCATACGCCACCGCCATTGGTCATATGGAAGCCAGCACGCGGCATGTTCGCGCCGTTGTCAGCCACGACGTTGTTGATGAACCAGTCGCCCCCGCTTGTGCCACGGATACAAGCGCCGCTGACAGCCGAACTGGCGGTGCCGTTGGTGAAACGCATCGTGTCAATCGTGGTAATGACCGAGTTCAGCAAGATGCCAATGTAAAAATTGTTGAAGAGGTATTCGCCTCCGGGGGTACGGACGTAATTATCCGTACCCTTGAACTGACCAGCCCCGGCTGGCCTGCGCCGATTCTGATTTGCAATGGCTTCACAGATCAGACGTTGACTACTGAGGACGGGCGCACATTGTTGTTCACTGCGGCCAACATCGGCATCGAGCTGCCCAAGGTGAACAACAAGGGCAATCAGGCACTTGCATTCACGGTCGACAACACCACAGGCGAGCCGCAACACAGGGCTGACGAGGCGCTTGCTGCACGTGGGAGGGTGACGGCCGTTTACCGCACCTATCTGTCCAGCAACAAGTCAGTGCCCGCCGAGCGCCCGTACACACTCACCGTGCAGAGCGATGAAATCGAGGGCAACATGGCTCAACTGCAGTGTGGATACTTCGACATGATTGGTGTCGCCTGGCCGCGCGTCTTGTACACTCTGCAGGACTTCCCGGCACTGCGGTGGATATGATGGATTGGCTGAATAAGTACCTCACATGCCGATACGTGGACGGCGGGCGCACGGACAGCGAGATGGACTGCTGGCAGATGGTCAGAACTGTTCGCCATCGCGAGTTAGGCATGAAGCTTTTGCCTTCTTACGGCGACCTTCGCAATACAGATCCCCGAGCGTTCACCAAGGCGTACAGCACCCAAGCCGCCGCCATGCAACAATGCGAGCCGGAGCATGGCGCTATCGCGGCTGTGCTGCACGGCAAGGTGTGCATCCACGTTGCGTTGGTGCTTGAGGTCGACGGTAGACTGCACGTTCTGGAAATAAACCCAACGCGCGGCGCACGATTTCTTACCCTAGCCAACTGGCAGCGTGACCACCTACACGTCACATTTCATCGAGACGCCCAATGATCAAGCTCTACCCGAACCGCATGCTGCACAGCGAACCGGAACTGCACGCAGTAGACAAACCGCAAACTCTCATAGAATACTTCTGGGCGAAAGGTTTGCCGCGCGATCAGGACTTGGGGTCGTTGCCGCTGACTGTGTGGCACGATGGTGTGCAGGTGCTGCCGATGGAGTGGAAAGACTACGTTGTCAAACCGGACGACGATATATGCATGTTCCGCGAGCCGAAGGGTACTGACCCTTTCTCGATCACCTTCGCACTAATCTTCGCCGGCAAGGCTGTTCTGTCGGCTCTTATGCCGAAGATCCCCGGCATACCGAACAGCAAGTCGGGCAGCGGCGACGCCCTGGACGAAGCATCCGCCAAAGGCAACAAGGTCAAGATTAACGATCTCATCCCCGAGTGTGCCGGCTTCAACCGTCGTTACGGTGATTATGGTGTGCCGCCGCGACGATACTTCACCGCACCTCGCGCCCAGTGGATCGACATGTTGCTGGTGGCTGGCGTCGGCCAATACGACATCAAGGTTGGAACCATCAAGGTTGGCGAAACCCCTACGCTATCGCTCGGCAGTGATGCGGAAGTACGTATCTATCAGCCGGGTGCAGACCTGTCAGCAGATCCCGCGCATCAGTTTTGGTACAGCGCTCCGGAAGTCGGCCAGGGCTCCACGGGCGCTGCAGGTTTGGAACTGACAGTCAGCAGTGATCTTACGCTTTCGGCAACTGCTTCGGTATTCCAGTACAACAGCACCACCGTCAGCATCCCGTCAGGTGCAGGCAGCTTTCCTAGCGACTGGTCTGCCGGCCTTCTCTTGGCCGTTGCCGACCCCTACGTATACAGTGTATCCGATGGTACAGGCACCGGAGGGCGAGATGTAATCAGCGGCGGCAACGTTGCAAACCTGGGGTTTACGGTCGGCGAAACGATTGAAATTCAGGGCGAGAACCAAGCGCTTTACGAAGTGTTCAGCATCACGGCCACTGAGCTGCAGTTGAACTACGTCGGAGGCGCCCCAGCCGTCGGCCTGGCCACTGGCAGCAGAACCATGGCTATCGGTTACGTCGGCTTGCGCTACCGCATTACCAGTTACTCGGCGCAAAGCCTGCTTCTTGAACGCCTCAAGTCCGGCGGCACTACTGACACGGGCTGGCCGGGATGGGTTTCGAACTCAAGCAACGCGGGGCGTGTCCAACTCGACTCATCAAACCTGCAGGGCGGTTATCGCGGACCCTTTCAAGCGTGCCCGCCTGCAGCACTGTCCACTGCTATTGAGTGGGAGGTGTTCTTTCCGAGCGGCCTTGTCTACCTACGGCAAGACGGTTCATACGGCAACCTGACAGCCCAGCACACCATTGAATGGCGCGACTCGGCGCTGCAGGGCGCATGGAACGTCAGCACCTACAGCCACACCAATAACGTGCTGAACGCCCTGGGTTACACGCATCGCATCGACCTGCCGTACCCGATGCGTCCTGAAGTGCGGATGAAGAAAACGTTGATCGGTGGCATCGCCGGTAATGACTTTGTTGACACAACGATGTGGACTGGCCTTAAAGCTTTCATCCCTGCAGCATCGCCGACACGCTACGACGGCGTAACGGTAATCACGATGCGCATTCGTGGCGGCGACCGGATATCGTCTCAAACCGAAAGCCTGGCCAACTGGGAGCAGACGCGTATCCTGCCAGTGCTGAATGGATCAGGGGCTTGGGGGCCAGCCGTCCCTACCCGGCAAATATCCGCGTGGATCGGCTATATCGCTCGCAGCGTTGGCTATGCTGACAGCGACCTCGACCTGGCTGAACTGCAGCGCCTCGAGAATACCTGGACAGCGCGCGGCGACTACTACGACAAGATCATCACCAGCGCCGGCACAGTCAAGGAATACATGATTGAAGCGCTGCAGGCAGGGTTCGCCGAGCTGACACTAGATCGCGGCGTGATAAGCCCTGTGCGTGACGAGCCGCGCCAGGTTATGCAGCACATTTATGATCCGATGAACATGACCAAGCCGCTGAACCGCAAAGCCTCGTATGTTACCCCGGATGACTTTGACGGCGTGGACGTTGAGTATTTCGACCGCACCACATGGGCCAACGAAACAGTTGAATGCCGCTGGTATTTCAACGGTGTGCGCGAGGCGGGTACGCGTATCGACAAGATGAAACTAGAGGGTGTCACCGACCGCACAAGGGCTTACAGAATCGGAATGCGGCGGCGTGGTGCGCAGATTTTCCGTGACCGCACGTACACGTTCAACACAGAGCTTGACGCACTCAACAGCGAGTATCTCGACTACGCCGGATTAGGCGACCAGGTTATCGGTTATGGCGAATCGGCCTACATGACCAGCTTTGCACCGGTCGGCGATCGGTACTACGTCGGGACTTCGGAAACCTTCGACTGGTCGGAGGGCGGGGTTTTCAAAATGTCTATTCGTCGGAAAGACGGCAGCATCGCCGGACCCTATACGGTCTCACGGGTATCTGATCGCGTCGTCTCTGTACTGAAGTCTGACTTCGATAGCGACCCGCGCACATTCACTCCAGACCTATCGGGCGTGATGGAACCGCCTTTCCTGCGCTTTGGGCCTGAGCCCCGATGGATATACCCGGCGCTGATCACTGAAGTCGCACCGAGCGGCACACAAGGTTGCAAGGTGACAGCAGTGAACTACGACGTTCGGGTCTATCAGTATGACAATGCATTTGCGGATAATTGACGTGCTATCATGGCGGGAACTTTAGAAGGGGCCGAAGCATGATCGATCCGAACACACAGGGCCAGTGTCTAGCGCTTACATGGATCTGTATTTTTGCCTGGGCTAGCCAGCTACACCCTGCCGCCGCCATGGGAACATCTTTCGGCTGTTTCTGCTTTCTGGCGTTTGCCGATCCGACCGTCGGCAAATGGTATGAGAAATTAATCCGCAAAGTTGCACTCTTAATATTCTCATGGGGCGCAGGATACGCAGCCGGTTCAGGGATAGGCGGCTCAACGGATCCTGACGTAGCGAAATACGCGATGATTGTAGCTGTAATTGTCGCTGCCATATCCGCCACGCTTCTTGGCGCGATAAACCTCATGATTCGAAATGATGGCCCACTGCCCAAATGGCTTGGCGCTATTGTTGACCGTATCCCAGTATTGAGGAAGGGCAACGATGAAACCTAACAGCCAACGGCGAGCATTGATCGCATCGTTAATCGTAGCACTCGCTTATGTCTTCACCGTACCGGGAACCTGGTTGCTCGGAACCCGGGTAGCGCTTTTGGGGATAGGTATTCTTGCCATCCTCTGCTACATGAGCGAGCACCGCAGCAAGCCTTTCGCAACAGCTATCGCCATTCTTGTCGGTGGCTCCTCTCTCGCGATGATCTTCCAAGGGCTTACAAACTACATCGCTCTCTCCTCTTCCGCTGAACCTTGGCTGGTCGTCTACGTGTTCGCTCAGACCTGCATACTGGTTGGCAACGGCGGAAATACGGCGAAGTTCATACCTTCTACGAGTAACCAATCATGACTCCAGACGTTTTGGCTAAAGCGATGGGCATTCCTCTGGCGCGCGCCGCGAAGTGGGCGCCTGCATTAACTTTGGCGATGGAAAGCGGCAAGATCAACACCCGACTGCGCCAAGCAAACTTCCTTGCGCAGATCGGCCACGAGAGCGGCTCACTGGTCTATGTGAAAGAGATAGGCGGGCCGAGCTACTTTGAGAAATACGAAGGGCGCAAAGACCTTGGCAATACGCAGAAAGGAGATGGGGTTAAGTTCCCAGGGCGCGGCCTGATTCAAGTCACCGGGCGCGCGAACTACGCCAAGGCCAGTCAAGCGCTGTTTGGTGACGACCGCTTGCTCGATAGTCCTGAATTGCTGGAGCAGACGGAGTGGGCCGCTAAGTCAGCCGTATGGTACTGGTCGACGCGTAACCTCAACGCGCTGGCGGATGCCGATCGCTTCACAGACATCACCAAAGCAATCAACGGCGGCACGAACGGGATAGATGACCGCAAAGCCCGTTACAAGCTCGCTCTGAGCGTGTTGGTGTGACTCTGCTCCTGCGCTACTGGTGGGTTGGCGCGATTGCCCTCCTGCTCGTTGCCGTCTATTCTTTCGGACATTCGCATGGTGCCGCCTCGGTCCAGACGGAATGGGATGCGCAGCGTCTCAAGACGGCGGAAGCGACGACCGAGTATTTCAACAAGTTGAACGATGCGGCAGTTAAAGCGCGGGAAGAAACCGAGCAGATCCGCCAGGTGTTCATCGACTACAAGGCAGGCAAACAACGTGAAACCGACGATCTTGAACGTGCTGTTGCTGATCGCACTAAGCGGCTGTCAGTCCGCGCCACCTGCCCCGGAAGTTCGGGCCTGTCCTCAGCCGGAACCCTTCCCGGCGGAGCTGGAAGCGGAGCCCCTGAGCTTACAGCCGACGCTGGACGAGCTTATTGGAATCTGCGAAGAGGGATCGACCAGCAATACGGATTGCTCCAATTCTGTCGAGCCGAACTAAGGAAGCGCAGTAAATGAATCAACTTAGGCTACCGGCAAGCTTCGACTACATCCTCTCCCTGGACGGTATTGGTCCGACTGAGCTTGTCGGCTGGACGACAGAATGCCAGCTCCGTGACTTCAACCGAAAGCTGATCGCGATTATACCGAGTGCCTGGGTCGATCCTGCGATCCCCATAGCGCTGGAACTGGTGCAGCTTGATACGTCCAAGTGGAAGCCCGGTGTCGCGATTCTGGACGTGATCTTCACAGGCCCGGACGGCTACGTGCGAACGCTGGAAAACCCCATTCAGTGGGAAATGGTCAGATGAGCGCCGACGTTCAGGCCCGTGTGTCACCGCGCAAACCAGTGATTCACGTAACGGTCACCAAGCCTTCGGAGATCCCGGCGCAGCTTGTTCCTGTTCTCTTCGGAGGCGGAGGCGAATCTTCTACCTTCACGTGGAATCAAACCCTGGCCGCAGCGGTATGGACCGTTCCTCACAATCTGAGAAGATATCCGGCGGTAACAGTGGTCGACACTTTGGGAAACGTAGTGGTGCCCGACATGCGTTACGTTGACAATAACATCGTACAAATCACCCACGGCGCCGCTCTTGCGGGTAAAGCCTATTTAAACTGAGGTAACCCGCAATGAAAGCAACGAACACCATCGACGTCTCAGGCTTCGGCGTAGTCAACCTGAAGGACGCTGTCAATCCACAGGACGCGGTGACCAAGTCGCAGCTTGACGCTGCCGTAGCCGGCTACTCCTGGAAGCTTCCAGTTCGTGCCGCCTCCACGGCTAACCTGACGTTGTCCGGCGCGCAAACAGTGGACGGGGTTAGCGTTGTCGCCGGTGATCGTGTTTTGGTGAAGAATCAGAGCGCTGGATCTGCCAACGGCATTTACGTCGCCGCCACGGGGGCGTGGACCCGCTCGACGGACTTCGATAGCGGCGCAGAAGCTTTAGGCGCTGCAGTGTTCGTTAGCGAAGGTTCCACTCAGGGTAACAGCTCCTGGGTGCAGACAGCCGACGCGCCAATCACTCTCGGCACCACCGCATTAGTCTTCGCCCAGTTCGGCGCCGGCACCTCTTACACCGCAGGCAACGGCATCACCTTGGCTTCCGGCGTTGTAGCAGTAGACCCGACCGTCGTAGCGCGCAAAGCCTCGGCCACTATCGGCGACGGCTCAGCAACCACGGTCAGCGTTACCCACAACCTGAACACCCTGGACATCCAGGTTGTCGTTCGTCTCGTATCGACCGGCGAGCAGGTCATCGTCGACAACGTGGCTAACGGCGTGAACACCGTGCAATTGACATTCGGCACCGCGCCTACTGCCGGCCAATACCGCGTGTCAGTGATCGGCTAATGCAGCATCTAGGAAGCAGGTCTCGTCCAAAGGATGTAGTTAGCCAAGAGCAACTGGCCGCGCTGGGGCAAGTGTTCCGGGTCGAGAACATCCCCAGCACTTCTGTCGGGCAAACGAGCTACGCGGTCCCGAATGGCTACACCGCGGGCGCCATAATGGTTTTCCTCAACGGCGCGTTGCTCCAACCTTCTGATTATGTGGCTTCAGACGGCTCGAACGTGGTCTTGGCGGAAGGGTCGACAGCCTTAACCGATACCCTGTCTGTCGTTGTGCTCAGCGCGATACGTGCTCAGGATGACGCTTTACTGATGTACACGGTCGCTCAGTTGCCGCCCGCTTCAAGCAACAGAGCAAAACAGCGGTACTGCACCAACATGGCCGGAGGCGAAGGCCCGGTATTCAGCAATGGGAGCAACTGGCTTCGTGTATCGGACAACACGGTGGTAACCACGTAATGGCATACAACGTACAAGACTCTCGCCTTTCAGGGCTCAAGCTCAGCGTAGCGGCCGACGGGCAAACGATAAGCTTGTCTCCAGGGGTAGCCTATATCCCGGGTCAGCTTCGCGCGCTTTCGCAAACGGATATGAGCGTTGTAGTAACCGGCATCGTTAGCGCCTGGCGCCATTTCTATATCGCCAATGACGCTGGCGATCTGAAGTTCGAAGCCTCCTCTACGCCTCCTGCCGTGCCCTACCAGGCAACTGCCAGGACCAAGTCGAACGACTCTACGCGGCGTTACCTGGGCTCGCTGTACTTCGGAACAGATGGCAAGACGATGGCTTTTACGCACAGCCAAGAGGGTGAGCGAGCCAACCGAATCGACTTCACACCGCCCGGGGGCGCCGCAATTTCTCAGGCTACTCTTCTGAGCCTAGCGACCAGTACCACTTCGGTTAATGTGAATGCCGCTAACATCGTCCCGCTGACCTGCCGGATCATGTATGCATTGATCGACAACAGCTCTCCGAACGACGTCTACTTGAGCACTCCGGATTATGGCGCCGTAGGCCCGAACAATTTCTTGTTAACTCTGAAAGGCGGCGGGGGCGGCCAATACGACGTGGTCGTCAACGGCAACCAGCAGCTTACTTATATGATCAACAGCGTTTTAGTCACCGTGGGCGGTCTCACTATCCGCGTTCGCGGCTACCTCTTCGACAGGTGATAAATGTCCAGTTCTCGTGACCTTGCTGATCGGGCTTCCGGTCTGAACCCTCCTATTGAGCTGACTGCCAATCGCACGATGACCGATGACGATAGTGGTAAGTCGTTCGTCTACAACGGCACCGGTGCGATTACGCTTACCTTCCCACTGGCCCTGTCCAACGGCTTCAAAGCGCACATCAGTAACGCAGGGACAGGCAGCGTGATCTTCAGTTACCCGGGGCGCGTAGCTTTCGGTAACGCTTCACGCGGAGGCTTGAACTTCCAGTGGGACGTGGCCGACGTCGAATGCGAAGTGATCAGCTCTACGGCGGTGTTCAACGCGATCTACAACCTGGCGCTGCCGGTACTGTTTGCGCAGAACACGGCGCAGGAAACCCGCTCGAATACTACGCTGACGGCGATGGCCGGCATGAGCCTGCCGCTGGAAGTGAACGCTGCGTACGACGTGGACATCGTTGTGCCTTACACCAGTAGCGTGACGACGGAATCGCTCAAACTGGGCGTGACGCTGCCGAATGGCGCGGTCCCTTCACTGCAGATCGATATCTTCGTTACGAACACGTCGGGTACGTCGAACCGTACCGGCCACTTCTGGCCTACGGCAGCGCTGGCAGCCAGTGGCACGTCGGGATCTGCTTCTGTCGTAGGGTCAACGCTTATGGCGCACGTCTGGGGCAAGGTGCGCACCGGCGCGACGGCAGGGAACCTGGTAGTTAACGCTGGTGCTCGAGACACCAGCGGTACAGTGACGATCGCAGCTAACGCTGCTTCGATGTCGGTAAGCAAGGTGTACGACCAGGGGCGCACTTAAAGCGGCCGATGGCAATCAGGACATGCCCAGCCTGTCAGCTTCCCTGAAGCGCAGGTCGGGCATTTGCCTTTGAGCAGCGCCACTTCCCTCTCCAGTTCAGCGACGCGCTGTTGCGTCGTGCGAAGCAGTCTGCGGCACGCGTTGAGATGGTCGGCAGGGGATTTCATGGCATGGCTCTGCCGATCTCAGCGGCTGCCCAGGTGATGGCTCGGCGCAATCCTTCGATGCCGTTATCCCATCCTATCGGTATCCACTTTCCCAGCGCTGGGGTTTTGCAGTACCAGACTTCGTGTTTCGCTGCGTCGACTTTCAATCCGGTTGCCAGGGCTAGGCGCAGCGCATCTGCGTCATCTTCAAGAGGGTTCCAACGAGTCTCGCCTTGCGAATAGGGTTCGCCTATCGAGAAGTCGCCGCAATTATCGCTGTACTGCACTCTGAGGCCTGCTGCCTTACCAGCCATTTCAAGTGTTTCATGATCAATCATTTCCCCAACCCCTCTATGCTTACCGCGAGTTTGAGCCCGGCTTTACTGGCCGCACGGATCAGCTGATCCACGGTCATCGTCTCTGGGCTCACGTGATGCTTTGTCTTGACGCTCAGGGCGCCGGCGATACGCGTCTTGACGTCCATAATGGCTTGCGTGGCCGTGGCGCCTTTGGTTTGTCGGATGCTCATACAATCAACCCCTTCGCCTGAAGTACCATGAGGCAAATCACCGCGCCGGCGAACGCGCCGATAATAAAGATGCACGTTTTGCAAACCTGCTTGACTACTGGGAAGGTTCGGATCTCGCAAGTAGGAGGCGCCCAGTTGGTGGGTGGCACGAGCACTTGCTCATCCTCTGAATCCCACTTCCAGCCTGCGTAGGCCCAAATGGTCTCCAAAGAGACGTATCCGAACTGATCCCGCAATAAGGACAAGCCGTGACGCCTTGCCCATTTTTCAAATTGCATTCTATCCCGCATAGCCAATTCCTCTCTGTTGGTATCGCAAGCTTATGCAAGATTCGACTTGTAGTCAAGCATCATCCGCAGCGCAATACGCTATGAACCAAACGAGGGCCAGGCACAGCGCAATAGCCGCCCCGGGAGGATTGTTGTGCGCATCGGCGTAGCACGCAGCGCCAAGCAGGAACGCACAGAGACATGCATATACGGTTTTCACTGAGCACCATGCGCTATGTCATACGCCATCTTGTAAAGCACCGGATCCCCTTCGGTCAAAACCTCTAGCAGAGCGCGCTTCTCGGCCAGGTAGACCTTGGCGAACTCCGGGTCGTGCTCGATGATGCTTCGGCTGTTACTGATCAGGTCGGCCAGCTTGATCGTCTTGGCCTCTGGCGACGCTTGGGCGGTATGCGCAAGGTCAAGCCCTTTACGCGCTGCGCGGTTGCCGTATTCTGGTTTGGAGACGTCGGTTAGCTGCTCTACGTAATCCGCGACCTGACCGCCAAAAGCATCTAGCACTCGGTCAAGCGTCACTTTCGTGTCTTCGACGACATCATGAAGCAAAGCTGCTACCTGCATGTGCTCGGAAGCGTTTGGCACATGCTCCAGCAGAAGGTCGAGGACCTCGACGGGGTGATGCCAATAGTCTTCGCCTGTGTACTTTCGCTTTTGACCTACGCCATCGTGCGCACCGGCGGCGTATGCCAAAGCGGCTTGGACGTGCGGATGCAGCTCTTTAAATTGACTCATAGCTTCTCCTCCCACTGCGGCGGATTGCCGACCACGACGAACGGTTCGCCGTCAGCAAAATAGCCCTGGCCGATCTCGTGCTTAGGGCACGCGCATTTCTCACTCTGCCGAACGCCTTCGCTAATCACGTCAAGGCCCCGAAAGCTGTAGAACCACACGGCGCGGTGCCCGTTCTGGCATTTCACCGGTACGCCGATTTTCATTGGCCGTTGCTCCGGAACTTACGAAGCTCGATGTCACAAGCCACGCTATCAGTCCATACGGCGGCCATCACCAGAGGTCCGGCGATGAATAGAATTTCTTCGCGAAAGAAACAGCCGATTATCGCAGCCAGTCCGGCGATCGTGAAAACCCAGCTCAGCACCTTCATTCCGCTTCACTCCTTTTCGCGGCCCGCACCATGCGAGCGCCGAAGAATTTGCTCATTGGTTTTTCTCCTGTTCGAACTGGATCAGCATGTCAATACAATGCTTGGCCTTTTCCAGATCCTGAATCCCGCCTTTGTCGCGGAACCGGCTGATGTACTTGATCGCGGTGTGCTGGCAGGCATCCAATCCGTTCTTCATCGAGTATTCCATCGGCTGGATAGCCATGTTTTTGTAGTGGCCTCCACCGATCTGAACGTCCAGGGCGCTTTCGGTTTTCTGCTCAGAAAGGCCTCCGTTACGGATCACTTTTACATTGGCATCGCAAATCGTTTCGAAGTTGGAGTGGCACGTTGCGCAGTCCGGGCCTTCGTATTGTCCGTGTAAACCACAATGTTTCATGCTGCATCCTCCTTGCGGAAAACCCCGTACCATACCGAAGCTAAGAAGTAACCCATGCCGATCACGAAGCACCCGACGTTAGATATGGAGTTCAGTAGTGTAGGGGTCTCGACATGCGTCACTGAGAGCATCATCAGCATTCCGAATACCCAATATTTTTCGTACTTAGTCATGCTGCTTCTCCTTCGATTGGGTTGAAACCGCGATCTCTCATCGCGCGTAAAAGTATGTCCTGGATCTCCCGCTTGGTCTGCAGGCGCTCCAATACCAGTTCGTCCACGGTGTCCGCAGCCAGGATGAAATGGTGAAACACGGGGCGGTTGTGCCCGGCTTGCAACTGCCGGACGGGGCCGTTGCGCTCGATGATCTGCTGGTGTTCCTCCAAGTTCCAATTCACACTGAAGAACACCAGAATGTTGCCACCATCCTGCAGGTTCAAACCGTGGCCTGCACTTGCGGGGTGGGCGAACATGATCGGGATCTCTCCGGCGTTCCACGCGTCGATCGTCTCGGGCTTCGCATCGAGCTGTCGGCCTTTAGGGAAACGCGCCATGAGCCGCGCCAGGTCGCTTTTGAAGTGATACGCGACAAGCACAGGCATACCGGCGGCTTCCTCGAGAATTTCCTCAAGAGCGTTCAGCTTCTCGTCATGAATCTTTTTCCACTGCGGACCGCCGTCTACATAGGCCGCGCCCGAAGCGATCTGGAGGCACTTTTGCGTCTTGGCGGCAGCGTTCAGCGCTTCGACCTGCGAGCCCTCCAGGTCCATGAACATCTGCTTTTCCATGTTCTTATAGAGGACACGCGCGGCCGGCGGCAGATCCACCTTAATGACGTTCACGATCGGCTCTTTGAGGTCGAACCAGTCCGCCGCGTCGATCGTGATACACACATCGCCGAGTGCTTTTTGGATCTGTTCCTGCGCTTGGTCGGTCGCCTCGACGCCGAACCCGGTGTGCGAAGCCCTGAACCAGCGTTGCTTGAAGGCGTCATACGTGCGCCCAAGGCGATCGCCTTTATCGACGAACCACATCTGCCCCCAAAGATCCTGGAGGCCGTTAGGGCTCGGCGTACCGGTCAGCAAAATGATTCGCTTGATCTTGGTATGCGCAACCCGGGCAAGCGCTTTGGCGCGGCGCGTACCCTGGCGCAGCCGGAAGCCCTTCAACTTGGTCGCTTCATCGACTACTACTGTGCGGAACGGCCACTTGTCGCCGAGGTGTTCGACCAGCCATTCGATCTGCTCGAAGTTGACGGTGTACACGTCAGCCTTGATGCGCAACGCTGCCTGGCGATCGTTGAGCGCGCCGCAGATGGCCACGACGCGGCGATGCTTAAGGTGGTTCCACTTCTGGTACTCCTGCGGCCAGGTCGTGCGCGCAACGCGTAGGGGCGCAATGACGAGAATCGGGTAGACATCCTCCGTAAGCGTCAAATCTTCCAGTGCGGTGGCCGTGCTTACACTCTTGCCCAAGCCCATGCCGGCCCACACGGCGATTCGCTTGGTCGCGTGGATAGCAGACATTATGAGGTCTTGGTATTTGTGAGGCTTATAATCAATTGCCATTATCCGAAACTCCTACGAGCGTCTTGCTCGTTGTCGAATAACCGGCAACCCCAGTTGGTCATGCGGTCAGGGTTGAACCACCCGGGGCGTGAACCTGTGCTGAAAAATGTAATACAGGCTTCTTTAAAGTCCTTCCCATGTGCGCTCCCGAAGTGGCATGCCTTACCTCCTTCACCGGTGGCGCTGTAGCCCTCGGCCCATATATCGAACTTCTTTAATTGCGCGATATCGTCCATCAGCAAACCACCTTGTAAGTCGGGCTCAATCGAAAGCCACTACCGGCCGTCAAACACCAAATAACCTCGTCCGCCCCCTCCTTGCTATCCAGCCAAACCACTTCAGCACCCGCAGCACGGCGACGCTCGTGGTCGCGCACTTGGGCTTCGGTAGGCTTTTTGCCGGTCGCTTTCAGCTCAACGAACAACACGCGCCCGCCGAACGTGATCATCCGATCTGGCACCGAACGACGCTGGGGCGAGACGAATTTGTCACAAAGCGCGCCAATCTCTTTGCAGCGCTTGACGAGGTACGCTTCGATATCGCGTTCTAGCATGGCTTCACCTCGACTTTTAGGCCCATCATTTTCTCGATGGACTTTTTCAGCGAGGCGATTTTCTTGGTGCGCATTACCTCGACGCGAGCCCTAGCGGAATCTATATCGCGATACCAGTCATTGGCATGGGCGAACTGCATGAAAGAACTGCCCTTGGTCTTGTAAACGACCATGTCTGAGCCTTCAGCCCACTCGGCCTGTACTTCCAAGATACCAGCGGTCAATGCGTATTTAGTGATGTAGGCTGTGAACTGCTCTTTTTCTAGAGTTACTCGCGCCATATCTCTGTGCTCCTAAACTGGTTTAAGTCACGCAAGCTTATGCAAGATTCGACTTGTAGTCAACCTTTCCTATATCGTTTCGCTTCGAAGCCGGCGGCGGCCAGCGGTAAACCTTCTGTCCAGTCGCAACCTGCGGACATCAGTTCGGCCAGGTGTTCGTGTGTGTAGTCGTCGGTATCCGGCGCTTCACTGATGATCTCATCGTGGACGGTCAGAACGATTTCGTAACCGGCTTTCTCAATTGAGGGGAGGGAGTACGCGAGCACGTCACGCGCGACCGCCTGGCAAATATTTTCCACCAGCCGGCCCCCATATGTGCGTAGGCGCTCCCACTTTCGAGTGAACTGGTTCACTCCCATAAAGGTAATGCCGCCGTCATCTTCAACGCGCGGGTTCGGGTAGCACAGATAGCGGCCTGAGGGCAGCATGATACGGAGCCACGCGCCATCGCGTCGGATCTTGTGCATACGGCAGGTGAGCGTCTGGCTGGGGCTGTTAATCGCGCGTCGCACAACGTCTTCCAGCTCCTTCCACCATGCGGCTATGGCGGGGTTAGTCTCGCGCCACAGGCGCTTGAAGCTGTCGCAGACGATGAACGCGCGATCGCTCAAGCCGTATTGGCTTTTACCCTGGCCGAGCTGCCATTCCAGGAAGCTGGCAGCGTCGTCACGAGTCTCGACGGGGATAACGTCCCACGCTTTTTCCGCCATGTCTTCCAGGTCGATGCGGTAAGTAAGTGCTCCGGTTATGTAGGCACCTACACCACCCCCGTATCCCAGCATAAGCTCCAAAACTTTTCCGATGGCCCTTTCGTTCTTGCCTACATCCTCGGGACGTATGCCGAAAGCCTTCGCGTAAGCAAGTTTGTACATGTCGTGGCCGTCGCGCAGATCGAAGTCCAGGAACGCTTCAAGCTTCCACGCTTCGCCAGCCAGCCAGGCCAATACTCTGTTCTCGATACCCGCCAAGTCGGCTACAACGAATGGATTTGGGAAAAGACCGCAGCGACGGGGTTTCTCAATTCGAAAAAGGCGCCGCTCAAAGCGCACGAAAACGTTTTAGTGTTTTGCCGTAAGCAACCGGTTTACAAACC